GCAAACTATACAGAGCAGTTGCAAACGTTAATATTCTTGAAGGCATTCGCTTTTACGTGTCATTTGCTTGCAGTTTTGCATTTGGCGAACTCAAACTTATGGAAGGAAGTGCAAAAATCATCTCACTAATTGCAAGAGATGAGAATCAGCACTTAGTCATCACTCAAAATATTATCAAGAATTGGATGAATGGTGATGATCCAGAGATGAAGAAGATTGCTCAAGAAGAAGAGCAATGGACTTATAAAGCGTTTGAGAATGCAGTCAATCAAGAAAAGTATTGGGCAGAGTATCTGTTTAAGGACGGTTCTATGATTGGTCTGAATGACAAACTGTTACAACAGTATGTCGAATGGATTGCCAACCGTAGAATGAAAGCAATTGGACTCAAGCCACTCTATGACATTCCAGCAAAGAATAATCCACTTCCTTGGACAGAGCACTGGATTTCTTCGAAGGGTCTTCAAGTGGCACCACAAGAAACCGAAGTTGAGTCCTATATTGTCGGAGGAATCAAACAGGATGTCACAGAAAACTCTTTTACAGGATTCCAACTATAACTGGGATACTGATAAAATGCTGAATGCCTATAAAGAGGCAGCAGCGGCAGATGATTACCTATTTGGTGATTATGATTACTCTAATGAATGGTTAAATGATACGGAGGGTCTTTGACCCTCTTTTTTTTATAAATAAAGACATTAAGGGAACCGATAAAACTACAATGTCTAAACTTACTCAAAATGGTGCTGAGTCTCATCCTACTGCAGAGACACATGAGGGAATGTATGATGGTGAGCAACTTGATGAGAAAGCTGTAGTAGACCGTAGTGCTAACTACAGAGCCGCCGAACGTAGACGTATTGAAGCAGATAGACGAGTTCAGGCTGCTGGTGGTGGTGCCGCTGCTGAAAAAGAAGAACTTGCGAGATTGCGAGCAGCAAATGTTAAACCAAGTGGACCTGGATCTCAAAGATGGAGACCTCAGTCCGATGAGGCACTGACAACGCAAGCAAGATACAATGTAAGACAACGTGGTCAGGAAGCGTTGAAGAATAATCCAGATTACCAACCGCCAGAAAAGGCATCTGCTTCTTCTCCCTCTCCTTCTCCCTCTCCTTCTCCCTCTCCTTCTCCTTCTCCTTCTCCCTCACCTTCACCTTCACCTTCACCAAGACCTGCACCTCAAACAGTTGCAGCATCTGGTGGTGCTGGTGGAAGAGTTACTGTTGGCAGACAGTATGCAGCAACTCTCGGTGGTAAGCAAGGCACTGTAACTTACGATGCTTCTGGTAAGAGGACATTTGCTGCTAATCCTGCTGCTGCTAATGCTCCTGCTGCTTCAACGCCTAGACCTACTGCTACCGCTAATACTGCTCCTTCTACACCAACTGGTAATACTGCTGCAGATAAAACAACTACTCCTGCTCCAACACAGGCAGCTCCAAAAAGATCATTTAATCCTCTAATGCAAAGGACTTTTGGATATCAAACTGGACAGGCACCAGATCAAGTTGCAGCAAGAAATGCTGCAGCATCATCTGCTCTTTCTGGTAGAGGAGCACTTTCATCTGGTGGTGGTCCTAGACTTGCTGTTGGTGGATCACAACCAGCACCTAGACCTGCTGCTGGATCCCCTGCTCCAGCACCTAGACCAGTTGGGACACCAATTCAAGGTGGTATAAGACCAGTTGCTGGTGCTCCTACACCAAATGCTCAGTTTAGTGTTTCCCAAGCACCTAGACCTGCCGCTTCTGCTCCAGCACCTAGACCTGCCGCTTCTGCTCCAGCACCTAGACCTGTTGCCGCTACCACTGCCACTCCAGGTAAGAATCCAGGTAAGAAAAAACCACCACTTCCTAATCGAAGTGAACCATTGTGGGAAGGTAAATCCTTCAATAGTTTCATGAATGAGGCATATGAAACAAATGGTGTTGTTTATGAGGGATGGGGAACTGTAGGAAAAGTTGCTAGCGTTGGTCGTAGAGCAATTCCAGTTGTTGGTAATGTTTTAATGGGTATTGAAGCAGTTAACCGAGCAAGAAAGGGTGATTGGGCTGGTGCAGCACTTTCTGCTGCTGGTGCTATTCCTGGACCCATTGGATATGCGGCGCTGGGTGCCGATATTGCAAGAGGATTGAGTCAACCTGCACAAGCAAAACCAGCAAATACTCCAAAACCAGCAAATACTCCAGCACCTGCTTCTACTCCAAATCCAAAACTAGCAAATACTCCAGCACAAACTCAACCTAAAAAGACTACCGTGTTGGCAAAGAAAGGTGGAGTTCAAGGAACTCTAGATAAATCTACTGGCAAATTTACTGCTCAAAATTGGACTGATAAACAAGCATCAAGATACTCCTCATACAAAAAATAATTAAAAAATAAATAAATTTATAGAAGGATAAAAAAATGTCAAAAATTACTAAAAAATCTGTTGATGATTTTAAAAGTTTGTGTGATGGAGTTTCCTCTTATGATCAAATTATAGACGAAGAAACTCAACAACACATAGATTTTATTTTTGAATCTATGCTTGCTGAGGGTTATAGTGAAAATGCAATTTATGCATTCGTTGAAAATTGCACAGAAGTTGAATTATATGAAAAATTTGGTATTAAATGGGGTCTTAAGCAATTTGGTAAATTGAAGGGCCTTTTTAGAAGGGGAGCAAAACCAGCAGCGTCATCTGTAGATGATGTGGCTAGAAGTGGTCAAAGGGCACTTCCTCCAGCAGGACAAACAACTGGTTCTACCACTAGATATCGTGGACAAGGTGCTGGAAGAGTTGAAAAAGTAACTCCACCTACAAAACCAAGTCGCCTATCTAAATTAAAAAGTGGATTAAAAGGTCCTGTAAAAGCAGGTGCTTATGCCCTTGGCGGTGCTGGATTATACATGCTCGGCAGAAACCAAGGTTATGATTCTGGAGTTTCTGATGCAGGTGGAAATGCTGGCGCCGGCGGTGGCGGCGGTGGCGGCGGTGGCGGCGGTGGCGGTGGCGGTGGCGGCGGTACCGGTAGTAGCGATTCTGGAGGATCTACTAAAGGAACTTTCCCAGGTGGTCAAACAAGACAACAAGGTGCTGACATTAACCGCAAGTACAGAGAATTAATTGCTCAGGGAAAAATCAAAGAAGCTGAGGCTTATGGTAAGGAAATGCACGCCAAATTATACAATAAACCTGTACCAAAAGCAGAGACAAAAGTAGAACCAAACACTAAAGATGAATTAGATACTCTTCAACGTCGTGCAATGCTCGATACTGTTGAAAAATCTCCAAATGCCAAGAGGATTGTACAAAATAATCCAAAGGTAAGAGATGCCTTGAAAACTGAACTACGTAATTCATCTGGATTAACTCAAGGTCCTGCTGGTGCAAAGATCGACAAAGATTCTGTTGATAGAGCAATTGAAGCAGAGAAGAAGAGGCAAGAAGAAAGAGCAAAAAAATCACAACAGAAACAATCAGAATCATTTGATGCATATGATATTGTTCTAAATTATCTATTTGAAATGGGTCACGTAGACACCATTGATGAAGCTAATTATATCATGTTGGAGATGGATAGTCAAACTATTCAGAACATCATTGAGCAATACTGATTATAAAGTAAATAATAATTTGTGGGGGGGGCTTGACAAACCCCCTTTTTTTGTCTAGACTAGGTTTGTCTCGGTTAAAGATAAATAATAGCTCATTGAATTCTATAAGATGAGTTATGAGAATCCATGGAGATATGATGGCAAAATTTTTGACTCTGATGATATTGGGGACTACTTTGGGTTTGTTTACTGTATTACCAATAAGTCCAACGGACGATCGTACATTGGGAGAAAGTATTTTTGGTCGTTCAGAAAACCTCCTGGAAAGAAAAGAAAAGTAAAACAAGAATCAGATTGGAAAAAGTATTACGGTTCTTGTCCTGAGTTAAAAGAAGATATAAAAAAGTATGGCAAAGAGATCTTCAGTAGAGAAATACTGAGTCTTCATGAAACTAGAGGTCTTTGCAATTATGAAGAAACTAAACAGTTGTTCTTAAATAATGTCTTATCTGAGGCACTTGACAACGGGAGTCCTGCGTTCTATAATAGCAACATTCTCGGACGCTACATGCGTAAAGACTATGGTAACTTTGGAAGACACTCTGAAGACGACTCATGATTGGGCAGTTGACAGAATGCACACTCTATGCGAAATAGAGACCTATGACGTGTTAGAATCCGTAGAGAATGCTCATGCAATTAAATCAGAGTTTGCTGAATGGTTAAATCCTGATATTGAAGACCATGAGATTTATTCTTTAGAGTATATTGGAGAAAAGTAATTTTTCTATATACTTTGTGCCAAACAAGTGCGATTTGATTTGGATGTAGAATTCAATTGATTTAATGTTTAAAAAATTTATTGCTGCCCCAATTCTTGTCACTGCTTCAGCTGCTTGTGCTTATCCAAGTATCAGTGAAATCAAGAATCCTCCTGAAATTGATGTAACTGTTAATCAGGAGAAAGCAGTTTCAATCAAAGTTGTCAAAAAGTCTTGGAAACTTACTAAGGGAACTAAAGAAGAACACTATGTTCTTGCACAACTTCAAGAAAAGACCAAGATTTCTGATCGTAATGCCCTTGCTACAATCCTGGGTAACATCAAATCTGAATCTAATTTCATTCCCAACATTTGTGAAGGGGGTGCTCGTGTATCATATAAACAATGTACTCATGGTGGTTATGGATTGATTCAATGGACTTCCATAGGACGTTATAATAACCTTGGTAAGTTTGCCACTAAGTATGGTTATGATCCTTCTTCACTTGAGGGTCAGACAGCATACATGATCAATGAGTCTGTATTCCAACGCTACCTTCCAGAATTTGAAGGTCCTGGTAAGACAGTCGATCAATATATGGTTGCTGCTTACTACTGGTTGGGTTGGGGCATCAAAGGATATCGCCAACAGTATGCATACGATTACACTAAGAAACTTGTCTGGTCATGATCAAAAAAATAATCAAGAGTATCAAAAAGGTATTCATTCCCCGCAGTGAATTTCTCATTGAGGAGAAACCTAAGAAAGTTGAGAAACCTAAAGAAAACTATGTTGGTGTTCCTGCTCCCGTAAGCACTCCTACTGATTCTTGGTTTTCTGAACCAGTGAAAACCGAAAAAGTTATTGCCTACGAAAAGCATGTTGCTCAAAAGATTGAAGAGCAAAAGTTTATTGAGGCATCACAACCTAAGAAAGAACCAGAAGACATTCATCAACAGATGTATGCTCGTGCTTCTAAACACTGGGCAACCTGGCAAGAAAATGTCGGAGGTTCTGAAAACTTCCAGTCTGGTCCTGGTGGTTGGAACTCTGGCACTGGTATGGGGCAGTTTCAATGAATAATGGAATTGATCACAATCTGAGTATTGATAAAAATAATAAGTTTTTTAACCATTTTAATTTTTGCAATTGTAAATGGTGCCAACTTTATGGTCTTCCAGTTCTAAATGAAATTGAATTAAATGAGGGAAAACGATATTGGTTTGAAGTTCCTAAGAATGCATCAACATCAATAAAAAATTCTGGTATTAAAATTTTTAGATCATGTAAAAAAGATTCTTATCATCCAGGAAAACTTTATGATGAAATTGATAGTGATGTAGTTCCTCTTGTTGTTTATAATGATCCAGTAAAAAGATTTATATCTTTATGTAATGATTATTTTTCCGAAAAACATTACAATTTTCATTCTAATTTTGGCAAAAAACTATTTTTAGAATGGAAGTTGCTTAGTGATGAACAAAGTATAGAAATTTTTACTTCCATTCAAAAATTGGAGTTTATTTTTAAAAATTTTAAAAATATTACTTCTTCAGAAGAAGTGCATCATTTTTATCCACAAACTTTTTTTGTAGACCAATTAAAATTTAAGAATTTTGAATTAGTTTCAATCCAAAATGTTTGTGAAAGATTTGGTATTGATGGTAGAAACTGGTATAATAGCTCAAAGAAAAATATAAAACTTGATCACTTTACTGAAGACCAAATTAATCTATTAAAAGAAATTTATTCTGAAGACTACAAATTTATTGAAAAGTATACCTAAAATGACAAATAGTTCTATGGATAAAGATTGGCGTTATTCTGAAGAAAGAATGGAATTGCGGCAGAAATGTTATACACTCCTTCTTGGTAGATTTGGTTCTCAATCTGATGAAAATGGAGAACCAATTTATAGTATGCAAAGTATTTCTGAATGCTCTCATGACTGGGTATCACAAGGAAATGTAAACACTTCTGGATTGGTTAAATACTATCAAGCATATTATACAACATGAAAAGATTACTACTTGGTTTGATTGGTTCTTCTTTGTTTGCTATTCCAGCACTAGCAAATGAATCAAAGATCAAAAAAGGATTCTATACTATGGACTCTATGGGTTGCATGATTACACGAGAATGCACCAAAGATGTTCGACGAATCAAGAGTATCGACGATATTCGTAAAGAGTTTCCTAATTCTAATTTTGATCTTGTTGCTGACGAGTTTGACTCGATGTTGGTATCCCTTGATAAGATCGGAGTTATGGTTTTTCTAGGGCATGAAAAGTATTTTCCCCCTGGACATCGTGGAGTTTATCACACAGTATCAAATAACTTTTATCTGAATGATGCCTTTGTGCATCGTCCCCATGTCCTTATGACTGTGATGCGTCATGAAGGATGGCATTCTGCACAGGATTGTATGGCAGGAACTATCAAGAATAGTTTGATTGCTCTCATCTACCCAGAGGAAAAGGTTCCTCAAGTCTGGCGTGATATTGTAGAGAAGAGTTATCCTAAGTCTGCTGTTCCTTTTGAAGCAGAAGCAAAATGGGCAGGTATGACTCAAGGTATGACTGCTAAAGCACTTGATGCTTGTACCACTGGTAAGATGTGGGAGATTTATGAACCCACTCCTTTGACTGAAAAATGGCTGCGTGAAGAAGGATTTATTAATTAATGACTGTACCATTCTTTATTGAAGAACCTATCACTTGGAAAAAGATTGAGGTTCCACCTGATATTATTAGATACTGCGATTCTTTTACATTAGATGCAGATCGTGAGGATCTTCGATATATTGATTGTGTTTGGATGCATATGGGATATTATGGTGTCCCTAAGCACGTTATGAAAGCAGTTAGAGAAGAATGGGAACCACCTGTTAAAGCAATCTTTGAATAAATAATATCACCTGAAATTTTCAGGTAACCAGCCAAGAGAGATTCTGTGAAAACTTCTTGACTTATTATGTTGAATTTTTTGTTGGAAAGCATTTAAAAGGTATGACACATTTAACGAGAGATGTGTTAATCAAAACCATCATTGCCACTGAGATGCAAAACAACGATGGTGAAGATTACACAAAGCAGTTAAAAGAAACCAAACACAAGTGGGAACACGCCTCAAGCGAGGAACTTTGTAAAAAATACAATCAAATACAAAAAGCAAATATCACTGTTGAAATCTTAGCACCATAAATAACTGAGCCTTACTCTCTACAAATGTCTGATACAAAACCAGCAGTTGTAGAAGAGAAAGACCATCATGAAGATAGAAGTGAAGTTTTGGGAAATTTAGTGAAAGTTGTTGTACTTATATGGTCTGCATCTCTTCTCACATTCAGTTACGTTAGACTTCCTAACGGACAAAAAATCCTAGACTTTGACCCAACCTTTATTGCATCGGTGTTCTCAGGATCACTCGCAGCATTCGGTCTTTCTCCTGCCAAGAATGGTGGTGGTAGTGGTAACTCTGCTCCTAAGAAAGTAGAGGCAAAGAAAGAAGAACCTAAAGTAGAGTCAGCGATAGAACCAAGGGACAGAAACTACTAACCCATCGCTTCCAAGACCATGGAAACCACCCCTACAAGTGAAACAAGAGTAAAAAAACAACCACCAAAACCTAAAGGGTCTCTTTTCAAGTGGGCAGCACTTGGAGTAGGGACTCTTTTTGGTATTGCACATCTAGGTGTTCTTGGTCACCTATTAAGTAGAAGTCAACTTCCTATCATCAACTTGCCTGTTGGTGATTATACTGCCTATCAGGTAGAAGCAGGTAAAGATGGATATCGTATCCAGTATCGTTCCAATGACCCTAGAGTCATGGATAAGAATAAAGTCCTTGTGAAAAAGAATGGATTTTTTGGTATCGGTGGAGATACTAAACTAGTCCAACAAGAAGAGTACACCATGGACGGAGCGCAGCATCTCCAGGGTGGTGAAGTGGGAAAGTTGACTGCGAAAAATATAGAGTGTATCAAGGCGGAAGGTGGTGGCGAAAATGCAGGTAGATTGGTTGGAACTAGTATTGGTGCTTCTGCTGCCCCAATGTTTGCTAATATTCCTTATATTGGTTGGTTGGCAGCGGGATGGGTAGCAATGTTTGGTGGAAACACTGGTGCTGAGATAGGTGGTGAAGTCGCTACGATGATGAAGGACTGTGATTAATGGAGCACAAGTTTAAGTATTATTGGGGTGGAGAAGACAACTGGTATACCAAGAGTAAGAGATGGGCAAATGAACAAAAGTTCCCCATCAATCATCTTGCTCTAGGTTTTATAGAGTGGTTATGGACTATGTGGGTTCAAGGTAAAGTTGATATGGAAATGAGTGACGTGGATAAGCAAGTCAATGAGATTATAAAAACTTGGGATGAAGGGGAGAAACAGGAACCAGCAACAGAAATCAAAAAGTCTGATATAGAAGGTCTTGATGATATTCGTATCATTTCTCCATGGGCAGATGGTAATGATTGGAATGATACTTCTATAAATCATAAAAAGTGGAGATGAATAATGATGCTTACAATTCTAAATTATGTAGTTTCTTTTTGGTCTACGGTAGTTATTCCTTGTACTACTGTCCCTGCTAACTGGGAGCATTGCTCTCGTATAGATGAGTGGTTGATACCAGAATTAATTAGTGCATGGGAACTTAAGACTGGAAAAGTTGTTCCTTATCAAACGGAAAAGGAGTATTTAAATGGAATTGATTCTGAAACCCCATGAAAATTTAAACGATCCTGTTTGGTCAGTAATTATACTTTTAGGATGTGGACTAGTATTTACGCTATATTGCGTCATATATATTCTACGCCTATCATTTAAGGAACTAGAAGAAGATGTCCAAGAGTCCAAACAAGGGCAAGAAGGGATCTGCGAACAACAAGAAACAGAACCAGGGCAACGCAACAGCGAAGAAAGCTAAGAACGGGGGTAAGAAGAAGTAATGAGTGAAGAAACTAAAAGAAAAATTAGTGAAGCGAGAAAGAGAAATAGAATAAATAAAAAAAAATGAGAGGTAGTTATGGGTGCTATGAAACCACCAAGTCGGAAGAGTTGTTATAATTTTAGAATAATTGAGATCAATAGAGTTGTAGATGGAGATACATTGGATGTCACTATTGACCTGGGTTTTGACCTTTATAAAAAAGAAAGAGTCAGAGTTGCAGGAGTCGATACGCCAGAGAAACGAACACGCGACGAAGAAGAGAAGGCACTTGGTTATGATGCAACCAACTGGCTCAAAGACGCGCTCGATGGTGCTATCGCTGGTGATGATGACCTCGTTATTAGGACTGAGCTTGTTGGGGGTGTTGGTAAATACGGTAGACTCTTGGGATGGCTTTACATTGGAGACGCAGAAGTCTCTCTTAACGAACAAATGATCACCGAAGGATATGCCTGGGCATATGACGGAGGAACTAAACAGAAGAACTTTGAGGAACTCAAAGAAATTCGTAGAGCACATGGAACTTTAGTGGAGTAATTCAATGCAGAAACTAGTAAACGTGGTAGCACTACTATCAGGACTTGTATCTCTTGGTGTTGTTGGTGGAGGAGCATACCTTTTCCTCAATAAGGATGCGATGATTGAAGATGTAAGAGTAAAGGCAACAGAAGAAATCACTAAGGCAGTTACAGAGGCACTTCCAGGAATGGTAGAGTCAGCAATGCCTAAGATGCCTTCTGCTACTGGAGATGTTATGTCTCAAACAAATGTGCCTTCAGTAACGGGTGGTGTTATTCCTGTTAAATAACATTAAGTTTTGGTACTGGTTATGACTACAACAAGAAGAAGAAAATCCAAAGATGCTGAGGGAAAATTCTTCCTTTATGTGTTCTTCTTTCATCTTTGGAGTGGATTTTTAAATCTTTTCACAAATGATGATTGATGTCTGAGATAAAAGAAATCCAAATCAGGAGTCTGGATATTCCTCCAGTTCCTGATTGGTTGATGAATTATCCACAATCAATACCACCAGTTGTTCCAGTAACACAAAACATTGGGACACCAATAGTTGATATGCCTGGTTGCGTAGAAGCACATCCCGATGGTGGTCCGCAACTGGCACAGGATGACCCAAGAGGTGCCAGGACCTATTGTGATGGAAGTGTGCCATCATTCAATCCTATTAACTTTGAACCCAATCAAACTCTACCGACTCAAAAACCGAAGGTAGATACGAGGCAACCTGATACTCCCCCTGTTCCTGAGTTGCCGATACCTAAAACTCCCCCTGCTACTGCTAAGGTAGATTGTCCCACACCAGCACAAGCAGCAAAAGAACCTGTTGGTGAATAC